GTTAGTACCGTACATGTTTTCGTTAGCAGCACGACCGCTAGTAGCAGTACCGTACTTGAAGTCTAGATAGAATACTAGACCAGAAGGCAAGTTCATAGGCTGTACAGATACGAAATCTTTAGCAGCGATTTGAGCGAATACCTTACGTACTAAAGGAAGAGCTACACCAGCCCATTGTTCAGCGCCACCGTTCGCGTTAGTAGCGTTAGCTTCAGAGATAACTTGCTTAGCCTGATTCTCAAGGATCATAGCCATGCTGTTAGCATCATTCTCAGAAGCAAGACCTTCTAAAAGGCCAGATGCAGACCACTTTTCAGCAAGTCTAGCAGCGTCAGCTTGTAAGCTCTTGTAGCTTGAAGCAGACTCGTTTAAGAGATTGTTTAATTCCATTTTAATATTGGATTTAAAAGTTATTTAATAATTCCTGCAAGTTTTTGCAGGCGTAAAACCGCCTGATTAGCTTCAGTGATTACTTCTGGTTTGTCAGAAACACCTACAGCAGCTGAAGCAAAGCCCTTGGCTTCCTTAACTGCTTCTTTCTTACCTCCAGAGATAACACCTTCACTAACTGTTTCAAAAACAAGCTTAACTTCTTTAACTGTCTCAGCTTTGTCAAATGAAGCAATTACATTTGCTTTCTGAGATTCAGTAAGGTTGTTAGCCTTGAATACCTTATTAACGTAAAGTAACTTAGCATTTAGCAAGTTTACTTCGTTAAGATCTTTGCGAAGGGTTTCGATAGTCTCTAAAGCTTCGTTAAGTTCTTCACTTACTTCTTCTTTAGGGCCGATGTCGTGACCTGAGCCAGACTTCTTCATACCTGCGGTAGCACCTGAAGCGGCAAGGTTTAGAAGGTCAGCAATAGATACGTCTTTACCGTCTACAGTGATAATCTTGCTAAGAAGCTTCTTATCAGTTGCGATAGCCTTAAGCTTATCCATCATTCCTTCTTCCATGTACTCTTCTTCAGCTACGTTTCCGTGAGCAGAATCAGTTTCTGGGTCGTTGATAGTTTCTTCGATCTCTTCTTCAGCAACCACTTCTTCACCTTCATTAGCCATAGCAGCTAATTCAGCCATGAGTTCGTCGATGTTGATTTCCTCTTCACCGGCTTCAGCTTCAGGTTCAGCAGTCATATCCATGCCTACCATATCTTCAGCTTCCTCATCACCTTCTTCACCTGCTGGCTCTTCCATGTCACCCATCTCCTGTGATAAGATATCACGGATTAGGTCTTTAAGGTCATCGACAGTCATGTCTTCTACCTCTAGATCTTCTTCTGCTTCGTCCTCTGATTCTTCAGAGTCATCCTCAGCTTCTTCATCAGACTCTTCTTCTTTCTCTTCTTCGTCTTCTGCTTCTTCTTCAGCAACAACTTCCTCTTCAGAGATTTCGTTTTCTTCCATAGTCTCTTCAGCTACTTCTTCAACTGTTTCTTCAACTTCAGCTTCAGCAAGAACTTCTTCAACTTCTGCTTCTTCTTCCATCTCAGCTAAACGTTGAGCTAAAAGCTCCTTTAACTGTGGAGTTAACGACTCTTCTAAGGCAAGTTTTGCGTTAGTAATAGCAGCTTCACGAATAGATTTAGCGTCAGCAATAGCCTGCTTGAATAAATCTTTGTTAGCCATAATGTTAACTTGTGATTTCTACGTTTAATAGGGACCGAGCGGTCAAACGTAATAAAATTTCTTATAGTATAGATACCGTATGTGACGATATATTCATATATAAATACATACAAAAAAGAAAACCCGCAAGCTTTTTAAGACTTACGGGCTCTTTTGTTGCCTAAGGTAGCAGGCGCTTTTAAAGCATTGCTGCTTATTTTTTGTCTTCTGCTGTGGAAGCTTTTCTGTACTCTGTGATCAATTTTTTGATCTCGCCGGCAGCTTTTCTTGCTCTACCGTGAGCAGCTTTAGTTGGTTTTGCGTGCTCAGATGCTAGAGTTTCGAAATGCTCAGCGATCTTGTCAAATAGCTCTTGTGATGTCATAACAAATAAAAATTAAAATTAAGCTCTTAAAATGTCGTTTAAAATAGAATCTAACTTGCCGTACTTATCTTGCTTTACGGCTCCTTCATTCAATGAAATAGGATTCATAAATGCGCCATGCGTAGATGGGTTAGAAACAAAGTCCCAACAAACTAACTCGAAGTCATCCTGAACTTGTAGTGTTCCTTCGTTTGTTGGTTTTACTGATCCGGTACCTCTGGAGGAAATACCAATGGTGTGTCCACCTTGGATGATTGCTTTTACGATATTACCGGCCGGGGTATTAAGTAATTCTACTCTACCGCATAAATCGTCACCGTCCCACCATAAGTCCTTAACTACGTGAGAGGCATTCTTTAGAGATACAATAGGAGATTCTGGGTGATCTAATTCTCCGTAAGCATTACCTACTTTTACAAAGTTCTCCATGTAGTTATTGACTTCTCTAAGAAGAACTTTCTTGTCGTATACTCGGCCATTCTGGTTTTTAGCTCCTGCTCTCTGCATTACGCCTTCAACTTCGAATACGCCTGGTCTTTCCTTAGATTCTCTAAGGACGGACTTAAACGGGGTATATTCTACTAATACGTTTGCCATGGTTACTCTGTGATTACTTTAGCAATGATCTTCTTAATAGCCTCTTTGAGAGCTTTTACTTCATCTACATCGTAACCAAGCTCGTCAGGAGTCATTGTATGCTTATCCTCAGGATATACAGGACCGTCTTTCTCTTCTAACTGATCTACATCGTGAGTAAGGTAGTGCTCTAGATCGTCTTTAAGGTCATCTAGAGATAAAATATCTTTGTACTGGGTCATTCTAGAGGCATCGCCTGATTCAAGGTCGTTTTTAACAGAAATAGCATACGCCTTAACTGCTTCGTCTCTAGGATCAGCATCTTGAAGAAGTTGATTAGTTAAACCGGCGATGCGTTTTTTAGTCTGCTCGTCACTTTCGATGTTCTGAATAGCTTCATTAGCTGCGTAGTCACCGTCTCTGTATTTACCTTCTTCCCAGCCTTTGTTAAAATCTTTTTCAGCAGCAGCAATAGTTTTATCAGTAACGTGTCTTTTTTCTTGGTATTCTTTCCAAGCGGCTTCCTTACTGATCTCCTCTTCGTTAATATATCCTAATTTTTTAGCATATTGATAACGAAGTTGATCATCGGCATAAGGATCGTTTCCAAATGTATAGTTACTATCAGCTCTTACAGCGTGATCAATTTTACTTTCTGCTTCTTTTCCAAATTTTGCTATATCTGAAAAGCCAAGAGCGTTTTCATTTAGCTTAGCTTTCTCCATTTTTTCTCCTGGAGTGTCTAATTGGATGCTGTCTTGCTTAACGTAGTATAAAACGTCGTTAGAAAGGTTCTTAATAGCAGTCTCTTTAGCTTTTTTGTAATCTTCATCAGACACTTCTAAAGTACCGAACTTCTTGTCAAGTTCAAATTTGATACCTGTATCAAGTACGTCTGGTGCGATTGTATCCTCTGGTTTAGCAGTAGAGTATTTAGGTTCTTGGTTCTTAACAGCTTCAGCAATCATGCCTCTGTTTTTAAGAATCTGTACAGTATCCTTAAATCCGTTATACTGAGTGATTAAATTAGGATGTGCTAATCTAGCATCTCTAACGAATTGAGCTTCACTGAAGTTTCCTTCTAGGATCGCGGTGTATTTTTCTTGTAATGTTCTCATTATCTGTAATCAGCTAATTTTGTACTAGAAGGTCTAGATGGTCGTTTTACTTTCTTGAAACCCATTTTTGACATAAACTTAGTAGCTAAGTTATCTCTTTCATCTTTAGAGAAAGCATTCGGTGTTAAATACCCACCTACTGCTGAGGTAGTATTCATCTCTGAGAGTTGTTCTCTAACATATTCTCTCAACAGCTGTTCTACTTCTTGCTTTCTCATAAGCTTCTTAATTCATTTACTAGCTCGTAGTATTGAAGTAAGTTAATAATATGAGTATCGTTGATACGAGTTTGTTTTGAAAGAGGCTTGATAGTTTTTGCAACTTCGCCTAATTTAATTTTAGCGATGTCGTCAGCAACTTTAGTCTTCATCTCCTCGACAGCAAGGCTAATCTTCTCAAGCTCCTCATTAATCATTGTTCTTAGTTTTACCTGAGATTCAGAAGCAGTAATAAACTCTCTTAAAATAGCTTTCTGCTCTGGTAGGAAGTTCTCATACTCTCCGTTAAATTTCTCAAGTAAAATCTTATATGTAAGCATTCTTAAATCCTTATCATACTTTGCATACTCTTCTACTAAAGCATCTTTAACGTCCTCTTCGTTTTGCTTAGATTCAGTTAAATGCTCTAATACAGTCATTTTATTGTCCACTAAAGTCTGTGGATCAGCTAGATCAGCATTCTGTGCTTCCATTAGACAGTATAGAGCAGCTAATGCTTTATAGTCTCTAACCTTCATAGAGAAGAACTCATCTAAATCGTAACTATTCTTAATCTCTGCAATAAGATCGTATTTTTGCTTTTTAACAGTATCTCTATCTAATTTGCTTGAAATTTCAATAATAGTTGAAACGATAGTTTCTCCTTTGGATTGGCTTACTCCTTTATTTTTAAGGATGTATTCGTACAATCTGAATTCACGGACTAATGAGGTCTTACCGGTGTAAAACTTCTTCATAATCTTAACAGCCGGTGAGTCTTTACGGGACAGAGTATCGGCAGCGATCTGCTTTACCAGCAGCTCAAAGATCAATCCAGTGTTTTTGTACTTCGAATGCTTTATTTTCATGAGTATGCTATTCTACTAATATAAATATATGTTACTGCCCTAAATCCTTAATATTGCTTTCATCTAGCA